GCTATGGCTCAAGGTGAAAAAAGAGTTGATGTAGAAAATCTTGGTAAAGAAGTTGTTGATGGTGAAGTATCTGAAGATTTAGTTAAAACATTTTACACTAATTATCTTATGCATCTTGTACCAAGTGCAGGTAAACGTATTGCTAAAAATGGTACACAATTAATGAAAGATTATTATGAACGTATTAATGGTCATGCTGTTTTAGCTAAAGAGAAAGATTTAGTTGGACTAGGGCAACATCAGAGTATATTACAACGTGATGCATTTTATTCTGTAGATGCTAATAAATTTGTAAATGATTTCCAAATATTTTACACAAGAGCTATCACTGGTGATCCAACTAGAAAATCTACAACACAATTTATGGATTTTAATATTGATTCAGCCAAGGCTAGAATAGGACAAACGTTTGGTGGCGAAACACCAACATTTGATCAGTTCTTTGATCAGGCTTTTAGAAAATACATACTCTCAAAAGACCCTAAAAATCAAAGACTTATTGGTGCATTAAGTGATGATGAGAAAATTATGCACACTAGATTTAAAGAGTTTTTTGATAAATATAAAGATGATGCTCAATCTGTAAGTTTGTTGAAGGATGATGCATCATTACAAAAAGAAATATCTACACTTAAAAAAGCACTTGATGATTTAGATGCTGAAGTAAAAACTTTGCAGTCACTTGATGATGCAAAAGGTTTAACACCTGCACAAAGAAAAAGATTAATAAATTCAGATGCAAGAAACTTTGAGTTAACTAAAAAACTAAGATGGGCAGAAGATACATTAGAAGAAGGTATATATAACAAGTTTATTGCTCCAATTTATTATAATAAGAAGTTACTGAAAGAAAGTGCAGAAGCTAGAGAGGGTCTTACAAAAATATTTGAAAGACATCTTACTCGTAACCCTGCTCGTGTTTGGGATGATGAAGCACAACAATATACTAAGAGATTAGTGCAAAACCCAAGGCAGTTTGCTGAAGAGACTGTATCTTCTATATTAGAGGAAAATGCAGATAGTGTTGAGTTTTTTACAAATCGCCCTGGGAGTGGTAAACACTTAAAACATAGAGTCCTGAATATTCCTGAATATGAAATTGTGGATTATATAATTACAGGGCCTGAGGTTATGTATAGTTATGCTCAACGTATGGGTAAACGTATTGAGTGGGCAAGAAACTTTGGTGATAAAAATATTGATGATGTTTTGGAAGAAATCGAAGTAGATATGAGAAATAAAAACTTTGATGAAAAAAAGATTGCAACATTAAAAAGAGATTTTTCAGAAGAAATAAGAAGAGCAACTGGTAACGTAATAGAAGACCCTGACACTTTAAATAATCAAACAGCACAAGTACTTAGAACAATGGCAGGTACAACATATCTTCATGGTGCAGGATTGGCAGCAGTAGGTGATTTAGGTGTAACAGTCATTGAAAGAGGATTTAAAAAAATAGCAACTCCATTCTTTAATGCAGAAGATAGAAAAGCTTTTTTCAAAAATGCAAAGAATGCTCCTTATATGATTGATAACATTGATCTTGCTAAGGCCTTAATCCAAAGAAGAATGGTAGAAGACAGTGTTAAACGTATACAACCATCAGGAACAGAACGTGTTCTTAACCTAGTCAATCAAACATTTTACAACGTGCCTATTGTTGGGAATAACCTTGGTATGCTTACAAAGTATATGAAGATTATGGATGGTGCTTTTAGACAATCAGAACTTATTGATATGGCTGTAAAGATTAAGAATAACACAGCTACAAACTTTGATGTTCAATTTATGAGTCGTTATGGATATAGTATTGAAGATGCAAAAATACTAGCTGATATGCCCTGGGAAAAAGGTGACAGTATGTATTATGCTAATACAACACAATGGTCACAGAAGACAGCCAAAGATAGAGAAGTATATAGACGATTTCAAACTGCATTAGATACTGGTGTAAGTAATGTAATCTTACATGCAACATCATTTGATAAGCCAATGCTTGTTAATGGTGTGTTTTATATGAGACATAGGCCATGGATGAAGAGTGTAAAGAATCCTTTTACTGGTGCTGAGTTTTTTCCAATAGATAAAAGAGCATCAACTAAAAATATAGGTATGGTGAGGTTTGAGAATCAGTTACTAGGGTTACCATTTCAGTTTATGAATTTTGGTATGGGTGCATTTACTAGAATTACTGGTGGTATGTTTGATGTTGCAAGAAGACATAGACTAGCAGGTGCTATGGCTATGATGTTCTTAGGATATTCTGTACTTAATATACGAAACAGAAACAGATCATATTTTTTTGAAAAAGAACCTACTGATTTATTAGCTAGAACTATTGATCAATCAGGTATATTAGGTATTTATTCTGATATATTTTATATGTCATTACATGGAATGATGGGTGCAGGTATAATGAATGACTCAGAATATTTAAGAGGGAAATATAAACCTGATGCTATAGATGCTTTTGTTGAGCCATTTGGTGCATCTATAGGGCAGATGACTGATTTTGGTAGAGTTGTGTATGATTACTTAAATGGTAATGAAAATGCAGCCTCAAAAAGATTAGCAAGAAATGTTCCTTGGATACAGTTATATGGTTTGAATGATGATTTTAAAGACTTATTGCGTTCACGCAACTAGATTTGTGCGTTTTAGAAAATATTTTCACACTGTAAAGTCCTATTATGACAATATCTTTAAGTGATAATACCCCCAGGGTATCCTATAATGTGGCACAAGGTGTTACTCAAACATCTTTTACAGTCAATTTTGAGTTCTTTGATGATGCCGATCTTAACTTTTATGTTGATGGAACTCTCAAAACCCTGACCACTCACTACACAGTGACTGGTGGAGATGGCTCGACAGGTACTATAACGACAACAGAAGGTAATAGTGTAACTGGTATTACTGGTGGTAGCACAGTTGTTATAACTAGAGATATTGCTCTTGCAAGAACAACTGATTTTCCATCGGCAGGTGCATTTGAGGTAGCAAAATTAAATACAGAGTTAGATAGATTTACTGCTATAGCAGCAGATATTAACGATGATACCGATAGATCAATTCATCTTGCAGATGATGATGAAGCAGTATCTACACAGTTACCATTAAAAGCTGATAGGCTTGGTAAGGTTTTAGGATTTAATGCTACTACTGGTGCAGTTGAAGCAGGGCCTACAATAGCAGATGTAAGTTCACTGGCACAGATAACAGCAGATATATCAACACTAGCTGACATTGAAGATGGTACTGATTCAACAGATGCTATTCAAACAGTGTCAGGTATATCAAGTAATGTCACAACAGTAGCAGGTATTTCTGCCAATGTAACAACAGTAGCAGGAATTTCATCAAATGTAACAACAGTTGCAAATGATGCAACGGATATTGGCACAGTCGCAACAAATATAGCTAGTGTTAATACAGTAGCAACAAATATTGCAGATGTCGTAACAGTTGCCAATGACTTAAATGAAGCTATATCTGAGATAGAAACTGCTGCAAATGATTTAAATGAAGCTACTTCTGAAATAGATACAGTAGCTAATGCCATAAGTAATGTTGATACAGTTGGAACAAACATAGCTAATGTAAATACAGTAGCAGGTATAAGTTCTAACGTCACAACGGTAGCAGGTAATGACACAAATATTACTACAGTTGCAGGTATCAGTAGCAACGTAACCACAGTAGCAGGAATAAGCAGTGATGTGACTGCTGTTGCAGGAGATGCTACTGATATAGGTACAGTGGCTACAAATATATCTAATGTTAATGCTGTTGGTGCTATAGATAGTGATGTAACTACAGTAGCAGGAATATCTGCAAACGTGACATCTGTAGCAGGGATTTCGTCTAATGTTACAACAGTTGCTGGAGATTCAACTAATATAGGAACTGTAGCAACTGATCTTAGTGGGTCAGATAATATTGGAACTGTTGCAGGGTCTATAAGTAATGTGAACTCTGTAGGTGGTTCAATAACAAATGTTAATACTGTTGCCAGTAATTTAAGTTCAGTCAACAGCTTTGCTAATACTTATCGTATAGGTGCAACTGATCCAACAACTAGTCTAGATACTGGTGATTTATTTTACAATACAACATCTTCAGCTTTAAAGGTTTATACTGGATCAGCTTGGGAGCAAGGTGTTACGGCAGGATCAGGGTTCTTGGCTACTACTGGTGGTGCATTAACTGGCAACCTTACATTTGGTGATGCTAATGAAATCAGAATGGGTGCAAGTAACGATCTTGTAATTCAACACGATGGAAGTCGAAGTATAATACAAGATAATGGCACTGGTAATTTAAGGATACAAGCAAACAATCTAGAGCTTAATAATGCAGATAATTCAGAAAATTATATATTTGCTCAACAAAATGGTGCTGTTAGTTTGTATTATGATAACTCTGTTAAACTAGAAACCACATCAACAGGTGTATCTGTAACAGGTACAGCTTCTGCAACAACCTTTAGTGGTGACTTAAATGGTACAATTAATACAAATACAACAGCCACAACACAATCAGCAGGAAACAATACAACAAAGGTAGCTACTACAGCATTTGTAACAACAGCAGTAAATAATGCCGAGCCATTCCCTTCAGGCACATCAATGCTATTTCAGCAAACATCTGCACCTACTGGTTGGACAAAGCAAACAACCCACAATGATAAAGCACTTAGGATTGTAACTGGTACTGTTGGTACTGGTGGTAGTTCAGCATTTAGTACTGCTCTTGCCACACCAAGTGTTGCAGGTGGTGCAGTAAGTGGTGCCCCGGGGAACAATCAAACTGTTAGTGCAGGTAATTTGGCAGTAGGTTCTGGTAATTTGTCTGTTAGCATGAGCGGAAATATATCCTCTACAACATTAAGTATAAATCAAATTCCTTCTCATACTCATCAGTATAGACAACCAAACAATCCTGTTCAAAGAAATGCACTTGGTACAGGTGCAAACAACACAGCAAATTATGTGCAAGGTGTGTCAAATAATGCTAATACTGGAAGTAGAGGTGGTAATGGTTCACATAATCACGGACATAATTTAAGCGGAAGTATGTCAGGTTCTCCATCATTAAGTGGTAATCCAACTTTAAGTGGTAACTTAACAGCAGGTAACTTGGCTGTAGGAAGTTCAACTGCATCTATTAATGTTTCATATGTAGATTTTATAATAGCTAACAAGGACTAATGTGCAATTAAAGGTAGAGGAAAACTGTCCCCTTAATGGATTTAAAAAGTGCAAACAATTTAAGTGTGCTTGGTTTGTGCAAATGAAAGGAACTAACCCTAATGATGGCAAAGATGTAGATGAGTATGCTTGTGCTATAGCATGGTTACCAATGTTGTTAGTAGAAAATGCAATGCAATCTAGACAAACTGGTGGTGCTATAGAGTCATTTAGAAATGAAATGGTAAAAGCTAACGAGTCTAATCAAAATCTTTTAGAGCTATCTAAAATTTTAGAAATAAAAAATAAAAGAAAGTTAGTCAATGAATGATATGACAAGAATAAAAGATTTAACTTTTATAAGTCAGTATGAAAATTTAGCACCTGATGATTATTGTGACAGAATGATTGCTAAATTTAATGAGTTAGAAAAAGGCACTTCTGCATGGAAAGGGTCTGATGCTAATGGTCAAGGAAAAAGAAAAGATTATTCATTTTTGTTTCACGAAGCTTCTTGTCAAGCTCAAGACTTGAAAGAACAAACAAATAAAATTTTAGATGAAGCTATAAAAAAATATGTTGATGAACATCCATCTTTAGAACCTACACAGTTTTTTAGTATACCTATAAAAGTACAAAGAACACCACCAAAGGGTGGATTTCACGCTTGGCACTGTGAACATAATTTTGGCGAAGCTGCTACTAGAATACTTACTTGGACAATATATCTTAATGATGTGCCTGATGGTGAAGGTGAGACAGAATTTTTAGAATATGGAATAAAATGCAAACCTAGAAAAGGAACTGTAGCTATATTTCCTGCAGGATGGACACATACTCATAGAGGTAATGCAGTTTATACACACGACAAGTATATTGCTACTGGTTGGTATTATTTATTTGAAGGTTAAGGAGAAATAACATGGCAAAAATTACATATATAAAAGATGGTGATGGAGAAAATTGCTCACGTATTGTTAAAGATGGTTTAGCTTTTGACAGCACAACATTCGCTAATGTTGTTGATGCAAATATTCATGCAATACAGTGGGATGGAACTGAGGGTGAAATTGAATTTACCGATGATACACCAAATGAAATATTTACTGACATATCAAGAATATCTTCTTTCGGTCTTGAAGAAAAATGGGAAGCTGAAAAAACAAAACAAGATGCTTGGGAACAAGGTGAGACTGAAAGAGAAAAAAAAATTCATATAGAAAATGATGTAAATAATGCTGTTGAACTTGATCCGACAAAATCAACCTATGTTGAATTAAGGCATCTTGCATATGATACCCCTGGCAATCAATTAGATATGATTTATAGAGCAGGTTTAGGTGGTGAAGAATTTCAAGCACATATTAGAAGTGTTAAAGAAAAATATCCAAAACCAACAGAAGAGTAATAAATGGTCAAAGCATCAGATGTAAAAGCACAAATAGATACACATGAAGCAGTGTGTGCTGAGAGATGGAAAGAAACTATACTTCGCATCAAACGTATAGAACATATTATGATTGGTACAGCAGGTACTATGATAATTATGATGGCAGGCTTGCTACTGAGGTGACACTATGCTTGAAATGCTAGTGGCAGCTAATAGTGCATTTGCAATTATTAAACAAACCATCCAAAATGGGCGAGAACTAAGTAGTGTTGGCTCACAAATCGCTACTCTTGTTGGTGCAGAAGAACAACTCAAACAAGATTTACACAAGAAAAAGAACAGTATTTGGACTAATTTTCTAGGTAAAACAGACAATGACCTAGAAGAGTTTATGGCTTTAGAAGAGATTAGAGCCAAGAACGATCAGCTTCGTGAGTTTATGCAGCTATATGGCAGAGCAGGTTTGTACAATGACTATGTTTCTTTCTGTGCAGAAGCTCGGAAGAAAAGAAAGCAAGCTAAGATAGATGCAGAAAAACGTAAAGAAAAGATTAAAGATATAGTATTGAAAGTTATACTGGGTATTTTAATTACAGCTTTATTGTCAGGTGTTCTAACTGTATTAGTAATCATAGCTAAGAAGAAAGGTATCATATGACAGCTTTCTTACTTGCTTGCACAATGAATGGTATTGCTAGTGGTGGTATCTACTTCCAAAATGTAAACCATTGCATAGACTACAGAGACAAACTTAATCAACAAACATTTATTAAAGATGATGTCCCACAGAAGTATCAGTGTATATGTAAGCTCATACCATTTGTGGATACAGAGAAAGTGAGGGTATATTAATGGTATCAGTGGAGCAGTTTCTACGTTGGAAGATACTACCAAGATGTATGATGCTTGCTAGTACAGTCATGTCATGGAGATGTGCTGAATGGTTTATGGATTTAGATGCACCAACAGCTAGTCAATCAGCATTTGTATCTGTGGTCATGGGTGTAATGACAGGTGTATTTGGTATATGGATGGGTCACGAACATAAGGAGCAAAAGTAATGTTACAAGCATTGATAGGGCCGGTCACTGGTCTATTAGATAAATTTATACCTGATGCAGATCAGAAAGCTAAACTGGCACATGACATAGCAACTATGTCCGAGAAACATGCCCAGGAATTAGCTCTTGCTCAAATAAATGTAAACAAAGAAGAAGCAAAAGGTAATTGGTTTCAGTCTTCTTGGAGGCCTTTGATTGGATGGATTTGTGGCTTGTCTTTAGCAATAAATTATTTAGTATCACCTATATGTGCAGGGTTTGGAATCAATATTCCTCAAGCTGATATGTCAGTAATGATGCCATTAATGTTTGGAATGTTAGGTATTGGTGGCATGAGATCATTTGATAAGGCAAAGAAAACAGATACAAAAAGATGATTTGTTACAGATGTAAAAAGAAAATGAGTAAGACAGAACTAAAGGATGTTTACGAATGCCCTGCTTGTAATAATGTGCAAAACAAGGAGGAAAAAAACAATGAACCTAGACCAGTTTAAAGAAGAAATAAAACAAGATGAAGGTGTTAAAGATGAGATTTATCTTGATCACCTAGGTCTTCCTACTATGGGTGTTGGTCATTTGATTACCGAGTGGGATGATGAATATGGTAAGCCAGTTGGTACTAAAATATCTGAAGAACGTATTAACAACTTACTTACTCAAGATATACATGTAACAATAGAAGAATGTAAAAAACTTTATGATGACTTTGATGAATTGCCAGTTGAGGCACAACATGTTATTGCTAACATGATGTTTAATATGGGTAGGCCAAGATTATCACAATTTAAAAAAATGAAAAAAGCAGTTGATCAACGTGATTGGTATGAAGCTGCATATGAAATGACTAATTCAAAATGGTGTAGGCAAGTTCCTAATAGAGCAAATAGACTTATAGATCGAATTAAGAATATTTAAACTTAGGTTTTTTTGTTCTTGAATAAATAGCAAATCCTGCTTTTCTATATCGTTCAGCATCCTTTTTTACATAGGTTTCTCTAACCATTTCAGCTCGGTCTTTATTTTTGTATATGTAATATTTAGTCAGTCGTTTTATCATTTAATTTCTTTTCTATTAGATAGTTAAGATTATATCTCACAGAATATATTATATTTAGTTCTGCTTTTTCACCTTCTTTGGCTAATAATTTTGCATTTAATTTTTTGGTATCTTGAAGAATCTCTGCATATTCCTTAACAAGTCCGAAGTATTTAGCTACGGACATGTTAAGAATCTTTGCTTCAGCTAGTTCTGATCTACCATTAAATGTAACTCTATCAATCATTAGAATCACTGTCATGATGTGTTAATTTTTGTTTGAGTAACTCATAAGATTCTTTTGTGAATCTCCATCTATGGCCAATCTTTATATAAGGTATATTATATTTCTTAACATACTTCTTAACTTGCAAAGCATTAGCTCCAAGACTAATCATTACTCTTTGTAAAGTAACTGTATCCTCAAGATATACATCTTGGCTAGAATGGGACTTCATCTACAATCTCCTCTTCATCTGCTGATAATTGTTGTTGATTGTTATTACTTTCAATATCACCTGCTAGAGATAGTCCCATATAATCAACACCTGATTGTGATTTGTTAAAATAAATAAAAACTTTTTTACCTAAAAAGTCTCCATCAAGTTTGTATTCTTTGTTTTGTGATTGATAAAGCCTACCTGCTTGCACAAATATATCATGATATGATTGGCCTTTTACTTCTGTTCTTGTAATGATAACTTTATCTCCATCATACTGACCAACTTCACTATCACTTTGATTAATGAAGCCACTAGCAATCATCTTTTCATTATCTCTAGGTTTAAAGGCTGATCCCTTTTGTGGTTTAATTGTTCTATCCATTATTATCTCCAACTATTATTTGATGTTTTTGTTTCGCTTGATGCTTGATTGCCGTCATCATCTTCTGATGGCAAGCCGTACACACTCTGCAAAGTGTATCTCTTTAAATACGTTATGGCTGCTCCCAGTTTTTGTGGGTTCTGTAGTGATGCAGGTTGTAATAAAATAGGACACTCAGATACATATGTGTTGTCATCACTTATGTGATGTACAGTAGTTCGTACAAGTGGAGTAACCATAGTTTGAGTTGTTTCTGTACTACCTTCATACATATCTATGTATTTAATTTCTTGGGTAAAGAATAGACCAAACTTATTACCTTGGTTTACTGCCTCTATAACGGACTCTAGAGTGGCATAACTACTGCTGAAGTGTGGATTGCTACCATCTTTACTTGCAGTTACTGAGAGCTTCTGAAACTCTAGCATTGCCTCTTTAATATTTTTAGTTACTTTATTTTGTTTTGAAGATGTGTTACTGTTACCCTGCAAAGATCGATCTTCGATTTTTTGTTGTGCAGGGGCAGTTGCTTTGGCGACTGTCCCATTTTTATTTGATACTTGCATATCGTTCTCCTTTCATTGGTTTGGTTCTAAAGAATCCCTCATGTTTAGGATTCCACTTCATAAATAGCCTAGAATAAAAAGCTATGTAATCATTGCTAATTTTAAAGTCTTTGTCTGTAGTTGATAGATATGTCTCCCATCTAATTCTTCCGACTATCAACCAAGGGCTACATTTTTTAGCTCCTCGATTGATAGCCTCATGTGTAAATTGTTGGAAATATTCATAAACATGTGGGTTATCTTTGTGATATTGCCACCATTTCTTTTTCTTTTCTTCGTATGTCATTTACTTCTCCATTACCTTAACAATGCCCCTGGAATCTCTAACAACTTTAATCTTGTCGTTATATATCTCTGACTCAGTAGGTAATATTAATGAACGTAATTCTTTCTTAGCATTGTCGTGGTCTTTGTGTGCTTGTTTAGTAAGCTTGTAAGTCTCAGCTAGTTCAGTGAAATGATTATCTTTACTAGCATCTCTTCTAACTAAATCATTTATTGGTATCTTATTGATATCTACAACAACTGCATCTTGATCTTTTGGTTCTATATTCAGCTTAACCAAATTCCAAAACTCTTGAATCTTATCTCTCATCTGCAAGAAGTAATCATTATCAAACTGGATGCTTCTGCATTCCCATTGATTACCAAAGATAATAGAGAAGTAAGATTTTTTAATACCAGATACACCCATATAAAATTGTAGTTGTGGCATATAAAGCTCAACCATTTTGTTATATGTATTAAATGAATAGGTATGTTTACATTCAACAATGAATTTATTTGATTCATGTACTGCATCTAATGTGCCTTTATATGGCACACCATCAAATGTTTTTTCATACTCAACTTGTTTCATCAGATTGTTATAATCAAACATATACTCCTGACAAAACCATTTAGTGTTAAAGTCTTCAGTTGCTAAACCTAGCTGAACATTAAATTTGTAAGACAAATCCTCAGGCTCAGCTTGGCCAGTCTTCTGCAACCATAGCTCATGCCATTCACCTCGCATAATTTTGATTGCATCAGTACCACCAATGAATCCGATTCTATTATGCTTTCTTGTTTCTAAATTAATTATATTCAAATCGTTCTCCTAAATGTTGTGCTTTTTACTTGTAAAACGTAGGCAAGTAGATGTTTATTTAATTGCCTACAAATCTATTATATGCATTTATGCACTAGTTTCAATACTTTTATTATCTTTTTCTTTCTTTTCTATACATTTCTGAACAGTATCAAGTAAAGCTTTTCGTCTTTGGAAATGATAATCACCAACATTTCTAAACTCAGCAAGTGCAGGAAAAAATGTTTTGGTATTTCTTATGTGCTTACATACATGCATGTATATATCAGCAGGATACATTGATAGTTCTTCAGCCATAAGCTTGACTCTGAAAGCAATATCCTTTGAGTTTTCTTCTCTTGGTTTACTCATACATGCTACAGTTTTGAGTAATTCTTTTTCACATTCAAAAGATTCCAGGGGAATCATTGAATATTGAATAGTTTTTTCAGCCTCTCTTAACTGGTCAAGTGATAACTCATCTGTTTCATGGATATTATATCCAGTAACCTCATAATCTTTATTAAGTCTCTCTTCTATCTTTAAGTTGTGAGTATGCATCAGAGAAAAAACTGTTTTTTTCATAACTTCTATTGGAGAAGAAGCTACGAGTTTTTCTATTACTTTGGTTTTTAGACTTTTGTTGAGTCGATCTATTGGTAAAAGTTTGTACATTATTACTACTCCTAGTATATACATTGTTAATTATATGTTTGTCTGCCTCTTGGTCAGGGGTTACCTGACTGGTGGGCAGTAGTAATGCATATTGATTTACTTGATGATGTGTTTTTTTCTTAATTAAAAACTTTTTATCAACTAGAAGTTTGATACATCTATAAACAGTTCGTTCTGAATACTCAGTATGTTTTGCAATCGTAGCTATTGATGGAAAAGCTATGTTTGTATCTTTGTTTATAAAGAAATTTATACAAAGAAGAACGGCCTTAGCTTTGGCATCTCCAACTTTGAGATTGTAAATATCTCTTATGTTATAGAATGACAATCCTCAATCCTCGTTAGTAAATCTTTTGTTGTGCTTTCTGATAGTATCATGATCCATTTTGGATCACCAGTCTTTCTTTTATATATTACAATATCTCTATCTTTCATTGTTGTAAATGGTGATGGAAATGTACCATCTCTAAATTTAACTTCAGTTATGTAATCTTTACCACCAAGATTCAGGACTAAGTCTCCTGAATACTCTCCACCCAAGCTTCCAGAGAGAGGTTGCTTTTTCGTTTTGATCTTCCACGTTTGGAATAGTTTGAGGAAAAAGTTCTCATGGTAGTTTCCTTTTCTGCGAGCCTTGCTTGCCATGTCGATTTCTCCCTACATTCAAAGCAGACAATCCACCTCTTGATACTTTTAACTTTAATGAAGTATCTTGTCTTACGTTTACAGATATCACATGATATCATTTATTTTAATTTCACACCCTACTGCTTCAATCCAATCAAGGAACATGAAACCAGACGGCAACCTTTCGTATCTTTCCCACTTACCAACAAGTGAATCAGCACAACCAATCTTATCAGCTAGTGCTGCTTGAGATAGATTTAGCTTTTCCCTTGCCCCTCGCAAACTTGTAACTACCTCTTTCCAATTTGGATTAATTGGAGTGGGGTTTACTCTGTAGCGGAATACTTCGGATTGCTTTGGCAACTTTCGTTGCTGTGTCATATCTAAGATCAACTCCGTTTTTTGCTCTGTAATATGTGCTAGTAGGTACATTGGCAATCTTAAACATGGTTATCAAATTGACATCATGTAATCTTGCATATTCCTCTAGCTGATTTATGTATTTAGTTATCATAATTTTATTATATATTGCATATATGCAGTCTTTACAAGTTAATTATAAATATATAAGCACGTCACTTGCTGACAGTTAGCTAGACTGTTGATCTCCTATGTGTGATTTCACAATTACATACCTCAGAACCGATTGAACCAGTGGTATAACGTGCTTATATATAACCTAACATTATCTACCTTTTGTTTTACATGTGAACTTACTGTCATCTTACAGTAAAACTAGAGGCCTTTTAAAGATTGTAACCTTTCGGCATGTTAGATATTCTTTTCATTTTTCCAGTTCTTCAAATTGATTTGTTACATCACCTTGAATTAAAGGAAGATGTTTTAATGAAGTAAAAATTTTAACTGCGTTTTTTTTTCTAATTTTTTGACCATTATTAAATTTTTGTAATGTTTTGATATCACAATTTATTTCTTTACTAAATGAATTTAATGAATAACCTCTTGCTTCTACAAGCTCAAGTAATAAGCCTTTTTTAATAAAACACATCATTTTATTTCATTCTTTTTTCATATAGATGTTCTATCAATAAGTGACATACTTGATGAAGTTTTTCTTCTGAACCAATAGCATTATAATATTCATTGTAACCAAGAATTTGTGAGCATAAATCATGAAACTGAAAAACGTTTAGGCTATAAACTGAATCAGCTATATCATCCATAACTTCTTTATTAATTTTATGTGTGATCATTTTATTTGCTCAATGTGCTCAATGTTTTCATCAGTTACACTTATATGTTCAGCATCTGGATCATAAACATGAAAGTTTTCTTCTACATCAGTTACACTTTCAGCTTCAAATATATATTCTTTGATGCATATACAATGTGTTGTAACTCTAAACTTCTTCATATCTTACCTCTCCAACAAGTTCAACTGTTTCATCATGCCAATCTATTTCACACTCATTCAATATTTCTAAGCCAGATAAATCGTTTTTACATTCATCAATATTATTAGCTTTTACAATGTATTCTTTTTCAGTTGTGCATGTCGTTATTACTCTATATGTTTTCACTTTATTCTCCATATTCTAATTGATATTCAGCAAGTTTTTCTGTGGCAAATTGCATCCACCATAAACCATATTTTTCTACTACTTGCTTTACTACTTGTTCATTGGTGTAGTCTTCAAGCTGTTCTCCAATGAATTGTTCAACTTCAAGCATCATATTATTTTGTAAATTACCCATAACTAACTCCATAATGTTCTAACATTGGTTCTTCCCATAGATCAGACCAATGCTTCATTACTAACTGTAGGAAATATTTCTTATCTATGTCACTTCTAAGATCAGCAATAAGATTACCCATATCATTTGCATTTCTTGGACAAGGGCAGTTTTTAGCTACTACCCTTGCGTATAAATCCATTATGTTTGGTGTCATGATGCCCTCTGTAATGTTTGTATAATGAAATTATGGTTAAGAAGTTCCTCAAACATCTCACCGTTTACCCTTATCTTTTTATCTGTAGAGATATAATTAAGATGTTTACCAGTTGTTGCACCCCAATCATTTTCTCTCATAAATATTTGTCCCTCACTACAAAAAGCTATTGGTGTTTCATAAGAAAACCATATTTGTATTCTTGGTAAAACTAATAGTGAAAAATTACTTTTGATTTGTTTTAATTGCATTTTATCCTCGTTGTTTTGTTGTGCTTAATTAATACTACTGCATATCTGCACCAATATCAATATGTTTTTAATCTTTTTTATTCTTTTTTTAAATTAATTTGATTTGATGAATCAAAAAAAAATCCATGGCATTTGAGTTTTTGGGTGACTCCATGCCAAGCATTTTTTTGAGGGTAATGGAATACATAGCCAAGGGGGTTTGGCTATGTATAACTTTGTTATGCAAAGCCTATGAGGCTTTGCTGAAGTATGATGTGATATTTGTAAGAGATGTTTTACGTTTTGCTAATCTCTTAGGTTTTGGAGTGTATGTTTCTCCACCAGTAACATCTTTGTAATCAGCTTCAAGAACTTTGATATAATCCTTGATGATGCTGATCTCATACTGGAAACTTTGAGATTTATTCATGTTTCTCTCAAGAGTATTCTCTACTGAGTGAGGAGCATTTACTGCATCTCTGACGTTACCAGTTGGAGCATCAGGTCTGTTATCAGTGAAGCTATCTATGAGAGATTGTGATTCAGCTACGATATCTGCATCTGACTTTTCTTTCCAATCTACTTGTTGATAGAGTTCGTCAAGAAACTTTGTTATGATTTGTTTTTGAAGATAGTAGTTCTGATCTCTATCTTTTATTGGGAATGCACTCTTAATGCTTTCTGCTATGCTTAACTTTTTCATTACTTTTTTCCTTCTGTTTGAGACTGACTTAATTGTCAATCTTACGAGTGCATGACAATCAAGGAATATTACCCACTTGGGGGGCAAAGCCATCTTAGCAAGGGCGAGGTACGAGCAACGTTTACCCTTGCAAAGATAATATTCTTTGATAGACATAGCATCGAGTTGATTGACTATGGGGCAGTATCATAGGAAAAATGTAATAATAAGCAGAGCAGAAACAGTCAAAAGCATTCCCATAAAAGTAGAAGAAGAACCCATTTGTACGGAGGGGAATTGTCATTTGTGCATTGACAACACCTCTCAGAAAGTGCCAGAAAAGGGGGGAGAGATCACCGAGAGAGGGGGGTTCACATGGCACTTACTGAACGTAAGTTGACAAAGAAACAAATGGCCTTAGTTGATACTATCGTAGCAGAAGGCTGTAGCATCAAAGAAGCAGCCACAAAGTCTGGATATGCCGAAGGTGAAGCAGGAAGAGTGACTGCCAGTAAGACTTTGAGACTGCCTCATGTGCAACAGTATATGATGACAAGGGTAAGTGAATCCATTGGGCTGAATGCTACGACCGCCTTGAGTACAGTTGTAAAGCTTGCCAGTGGGGCTAAGTCGGAGTATGTGCAACTGGAAGCGAGTAAGGATATCTTAGACCGAGCAGGCTTCAAAGCCCCTGACAAGCACTTACATCTGCACAACGGCGATCTCAAGGTACAGATTGATCTAAGCTAGGGGTGGGGGGCAAAAACTGTGCGTTGTACTGTCGACGATCACCTCAACACACATAATTCTGCCACAAAGTATTTTTAGTCTAATCATGCTCAACAAAGGAGAATGGAGATGGCTAATAGTGGCATAGCATGGATAGATGCTTGGTTTGATTTTTGTGTAATCTTATTAGTAGATGTGGCGAAATGGTTAGGAATAACTTATGAGGAGATCAATGTTTACTTGTTCTGCATCATACTTCCTATTGTTTTAGTTGGATTATTTTTTGAGGTTATAAGGCTCAGATACATTTGTGCGTTTAGGAAATAGTATTGATGGGGCATATTATGGACTATGAAAGAATTTCAAACTGCATTTTTAAAGAGTTTTATTAATAGCTTGCGACCAGAGTTTATGGACTCTGATAAGTTTGACGATACGACAATGTCTCCAGAGACTAAGAGGGTTATTGCTCGTATAGCAGATTATTTTTATTCTTCAGATGAGGTAACTGCAAAGAGAAAGAAGCAGTTTGCTAATGATCCTTATATATCTAGTGGTATAAGGCATGGCATGTTGAACTATAGAATGGTTAATCATGTCTTAGGTTTGAATGATGACAACAAATCTTTGGATGAGGTAGCAGGTTCTGATGATAATGTTGGTCGTAATATCAAGATGATACTAGGTTCTTTTAAGGTAAATAGGTTAGAGGATGGTGGTTATAGGGTCACTGACATCTATGACTTCCAAAACAATAACGATTATTTTAGGGAAAACTTCCCTGCAGTGACTGAGTTCCTAGATGAGATGGGCATTGAGGTAGACAACAATGCTTTTGAGGTAATAGGTGGTGCCTATCAGTCAGCTACTGAGGGCAGCTTCTATCCTTTGGCAAGGGCAGTTGGCGAAACATTTATTCCAGATACGGAAAGACCTGAGGAAGGTGCATCTACATTTGTAGATTTTACTATACCTAAAGAAGATGAAGTATTTGATGTACCAATGCCGTCACCAAGGCCACAAGAAGTTATGTTGCAAGTAGAAAACTATACATTTCCAAACGATCCTATGGATTCAGATAGAAAAAATTTTTTAGACACAATGTTAAATTTAATTTTTCCAATGGCAGAGGCTTCCACGTTACCTCCAAAAATCGAACAGCCTCTGCCTAAACCTAGTGTTGAGGGTGTAGAAATGCCTATGCCAAAACCTAGTTTGGAGGTTGAGATGCCTGAGGCAAGGCCACAAGGAGAGATGTTCTAATGGCCAAGACACCTGCATGGACACGCAAAGAGGGTAAGAATCCTAAAGGTGGTTTGAATGCTAAAGGTAGAGCTAGTTATAAACAAGGAACTTTAAAGCCACCAGTTAAGAGTGGTGATAATCCTAGACGAGCAAG